CACCTACGACAAGTGGCAGATCATCAAGCTGCTGGCGTGGATTCGCTTCTACGGGCGAGACAAGACCGCGAGGCCGTGGCCGTGGAACTGGAAAGACAACCTGCACGACATCTGCTCGGAACTCACCCAGCCAACCGGCTTGGCCGGCGGATTCGACCTCTGCGGGAAGGCCAGCACACCGGCCACAACCACCCCCGAAAGCCAATTCTTGACCCTGACGGGGCAGCCGAGTGCCGTGTTCTTCGGGTTGGCCTCGTAAAATGGCCGGGACGGCCTCTGGCTGCCTCCGTGGCGCGTCAAACGGTGGGATGAGAGGGACCCCCCTCGCATTCTCGCGCCCGCGAGCCATCCGCGCTCCCCACATCAACCGCACCGCCCTGCGGCGTCGCATAATCATTCAGCGATCCCCGGTTCGTGATATCATTATGTTCGACGTATGCGATTCATACCGCTGAACGGCGCGGGCTACGATGTCAGGCGCGGCTTGGCACAGCGCCAGCACGTCACCTGGCTGGATCATGCATGTCCACAGCATGTCCGCGTCCACCGACGCCAGCGCAAAAGGTTCAATGCTCGCGACGATAGCACAGTCGTAGCGCCCACACCCGCAGGCCAGTACCGTGCCCCCGACAGGGATCACTACGTCACCGACTTGCATCTTGACCTCCAATCGTCGAACCAGCGGCGCCACCATACGCCGCTTCGCGGCGCTGGTACGCCGTCGTGTTCGGTGTACGGAGGCACCACATGGCGAGACGCCATTTCCATGCCGGCAACCGCTCATTGACGCACAGGAGCTTCTCGCCGCACTCGTGCCAGCGTTCGACCGGAGCGACAATCACATGACCGCCGCAGTTGATCCCGATTCCGCCGCCAGCCGTGACGTGAATGCGGGGGCTGTAGTAGTCTCCCGGCACTCTCCGCCAGATTTCCTTGTCCATGTTGATCGCGCAGTCTTCCATGCTCGCCTCCTATTCAGACACCGAACCAGCCGCCGGACGCGACGGCGTACCGCCGCGCGTCACCGGCACCTTTCGCAGAATCCCACGCGATGCTGACGACACAACAAACGGATGCTTCTCGACCACGGGAAAGCAGGAGCACACACATCGCATAGCCGTCATCCGCATCGTTGTGACACGACGTGCAATGCCCATTGACCTGCACGCCTTTCCGACGCAGCAACCGGATAATCGCTTCCTCAGAGACGATCAGATTTCTGCGAACCACGGACGCCACCGTACCTTGAACAGCGCGGCTTGCGCCGGGCGCGATGTCTGGAGTTGTTGGCGCGCTGTTCAAGTCCGGTGCTCCCAAGTGTTCGGCGTGCAATGATGCAGCGCCTTCTTCCACTTGGCCAACGGCGGGGCAAATGTCCTCCCGCAGTCCATGCAGACATACGCCGGGCGCAGTCGCCACAGCGCAGACAGGTCGCGGAGTTTCCCGCGCCATGTGTCGTCGGCCCCCTCGAACGGAACCGCCGAACAATCCGGTCCAGCGCTACCGGCGACCTGCTGTGCCTTGTCGCTCATTACCGACCTCCTTCTTGGCCGCCGGCATCTGACCGGCGACGTTCAGGGAACTCCCGCCGCGTCCACTGGTCACGCTTGTCGAAGAACGCCGCGCCGCAGGTCATGCACTGCACGTCAAGGCCATGGCGTCCGTCCACCCACGCCGCGTCAAACTGTCGGCGGCGCGGCCCCGTCTCTGGCCCCACAATCACCCAATTTATCTTGCTGGTGCCCAGCCAGCAGGACAAGTCCACCGGCTCCAGCATCGGCTCGACACTGACAAACCGCACGGCGGCCGGAATCTGCATCAGCAGCGGCACGCGCTCGTCAGCGCGTTTCTGGTTTTCAACCGTCACCCCCAGCCACACATTCGGAAACCACGGAGCGCCGGCCGGAATGCGATGTGGCCGCTTCGTGAGAACAATGAACGCCAGATGCGGACACTTCCCGATGACGCTCATCACGGCCGAGCGCGTCACGTCATCCACGCTCTCGTGGTAGAAGTCGCTCATGCTGCATACAAAGATTTTCCATCGAGTTTCCAGATCCGCTTCCGGCCAGCCTTTATCTCTACGCCGCCTGATTGCGGCGTTGCGTCGCCATCCTCGCAAATCCGAAAACGGCGCGAGGCGAGTCAGCTCTGCCAACCGTTCAGGCATGAAGCGCGCCGATCCCCACGGTAAACCGAACCGCCGAGACGTCGCCGCCGCGTAGCAGTTCGCGCATCCCTCCGACACCGGCGAACATCCGACCAGGGGGTTAGACGTCCAATCACACCATGGAATCGGTGTCCGGTTCACTTGTCCTCCGATCGCGCTTCGCCGAATACATCCGCAGCCCCAGGCCGGTCATTGTCGCCAACGGATGCCCTCGAACCACACTCATATCACACCCCGCACCCTCTGACGCCGAGCCGACCCCATCCCATCGTCGGACGCCTCTTTTTCTTTTTCCAATCCACCCATCATCACACGCACCTCCAACCCCGAGACCGCCCCCCTCAGCCACCGCAACGCGTTCCGCACCTGCCCCGCCTCTGCCCTCAACTCCGACGCGATCTCCTCCGCATGCTCTCCCAGCAGCGCCTTCGGGAACTCGCGATCCACCATCATCACATGCTCCACCGTCAGCCCCGGCGCCTTCTCCGCCTCCGCCAGCATCCCGTACACCCGCACCGCCCATTCCGGATATCCCCTCCCGTCCTCCGTCTCCTCCCCCCCCTGCCTCTCCGTCTCCCCCTCACCCTGGGGGGTAGGGGGGATATCTTCTCTACTCTTCTCTACTCTACTCAGGGATAACCGGATTTTTGTTTCGGTTTTTTCGGGCATGACAGAACCGTTAACCGAATCCATGTTTCGGTTTTCATCCCCGGATAACCGAACACCGTCGCTCGGTTTCGTCGGATCGTTGGTATCCAATGAGTTATGGGTTTTCGGGGGTCGTCCTCCCATGCGGCCGTTCTCCCATCTGCTCACCAGTGTCGCATTCACTGAGCGCCAATCATGCACCTTTAGGTTTTCTCCGCACACCTCGAGGAACCCCTCCGCACACCCTGCGGACACCCTCCCCGTGGTCTGTCCACCCCCCAGCAACGCCTTCAGCAGCTTCTCCGGCTTCCCCCTCCACCGGCAGATCGAAGCCACAAAATTCGCGTCATTCGGCAGCACGTCCCGCCTCGAAACCTGGCAATGAGCCCACAGCCTCAGGATGCACTCCACGGCGCCATCCCCGATCGCGCGCCTCAGCCGCATCGTCTTCTCGTGGTCGAGAAATCCAGGCTCAACGATCATCTTTCAGCCCTCCACGCCGCCGCCCCCTATGGCTTCGCGTTTCGCGCCCCCCTGAGCGGTCCCTCGCCTCCTCCACGGATGTCCCCCCGGTACCGCCAGGAATCGCCCCCGTAGTTGATCCCTCAGCGTCCCCCCGGTCCTCGGCCTCCCCGGCCCCTTCCGGTGTTTCCCTTCCTCCCTCATCCTTCCTCCCTTATCCTTCATCACTCATCGTTCATCCCTCTCTTCTCACCACCTCCCCCTCGCCCTGGGCAGCCGACCCACGTAATCCCACAGCCCGTTGCCGGCGTCCCGCATCTCCGCGGCCGGCAGCGCCATCCCCGTCACGAAATTTATCGTGCTCCTCACCCGGATCCTGATCTGATGCTCCCCCTGTGTGCCCTCCATGTAACGCGGATTCAGTGGATACACCCGGGTCACCTTGAACTCCATTTCCGGTCGCGCGGCGTCTCGAGATCGTACGGGCTCCGTCGGCGCCTCCGCGGCCGTGGTCAGAACCGACGCCGGCAACTCTGTTCCCGGGGCCATCATCCCCCGCAGCGCCTCCGCGGCCGTCACTGTCAGGAACACTCCCCTGGCGGTGCGAACCCAGTCCTTCCCGGGCCGGAGATGCTTCTTCCGCAGCTCCGCCGCCTTCTCCCGCGTCACCTCTCCGGCCAGAATCTGCTCGGCCATCTCCCTCTCATTCACGGTAAATTCCATGGCCTACCTCTCTCCCTATACCGCGATCGAGTTTCGTCGGATCCAGCGTTGCAGCTCCCGCTCCGGAATCCGCCGCGCCTTCTTTCCGAGAATCAGCGTGCGCATCTCCCCTCCCTGAATCCGATACCACACCCACCTCAGACTCATCCCCAGCAATTCGGCCACATCCTTCGGGCTGTATAGCCTCTCCACCGCCTGGCCTCTCGCTCCTCCGCGGTTGCCGATGGGTCCCGCCCCTTTGTCTGAAATTCTGCGCGCATTCATTCCCATCGTCTTGCAACCCCCCCCCGTCGCTTCGCGCCACCCCCCCCCGCCCCCTGGCGCCGGCCCCGCGTCGCCCGCGGTTCCTCAGCGCACTCCCGCCGGCCGCCCGATCCCGATGGCGCCGGTCGCCACCAGGCGCTGAACCAGCCTCCACCCGCGCATCGGCCGATACCCGTTCCGCCTGCGATCCAGAGACATCAAAACACGCATCACACATCCCTGTCTCGCGGTTTTCCTGGGTGATTGAAACGAAAACACTTGATCCTTTATCATGGTTCCGTCTCCTTGGCCTCCACGGCGGCCGTGGCGCCCCGATCCTCCGTTCCTCCGGCTGCCATGCCCTCGCCGGCGACCGCCTCGCCACGTCCAGCCGGGCCGCCATCCGCCGCCGACTCCGCTGCCTCCTCCGGGCCCGGCGCCACGCCAGCCACCGAAGCCGCTGCCTCTGCCGGACCCGGCGCCGCGCCGGCCGCCGCCGGCAGCGCCCCCTTTGCCCCTCCCATTCCCCCACCCGAACTCATCCGCCAGGCATCCCTGAGTTTCTGGAGGTATCGGACTACTTGCTCTTGCCCTGGTTCGCCGTCAACAATCTCAGTCCGACCAGTTGGTCCCCCGCTGAACAACTGAGACTTTTCGGCCAGAATCCCGAACAGGATTCCCCAATCCTTCACCGATACCTTCTGGCATCGCTTCTCATCCGAGACGATCTCGAGTATGCGCTCTAGGGTGAGTGACGCAATTCCGCGGGCCAACTTGGACAGCCTCGTTTTCTCTATTTCTACTGGCACTTGCTCCCGGTCCCGCACCCGCAAAACGGTGGCTGGAGCAACGTGTAGTAGTTCGGCAATCAGCAGAGCCCCCAGGCCGGCCGCGGATAGCTGTACTATCGCGCTGTAAGTTTCCGGGCGCTGTGAAAAAAGACGCTCGCCCGTGTACTCGTGATGTACCTGTGCCGCTGTAACTGCCGCCTGCTCCACGTCGAGCAGAGTCAGTTGCCCGGCTTCTCGGGACCCCAGCAAGCTTTCATCTGCTGGCATGCGAGTCACTCCTCGGTACTGGTGGTGTGTTACACCTTACGGAACAAAAAAGAAAGCCGCCCCTTCCTCATCCTGAGCGAGTTTCTCAGAATCTGTTCAATGCATTCTGTTCTATTCTTACAGCCGCTCATTTTCGCTTTACGGTCAAGGGCTTGCACCACTTCTTCCGAGATCCAGCCCCCGATCCTTTTCTTGCCGCTGCGCTTGGCCATTTCGGTCCCTCCTCTTGCACCATACCTAATTCCCTGCGCAACACTCTCTCGAGATACCCCGTCTTGGTAGTATGTTGATGTTTCGCCGCTTCGACGAATTTCGCGGCCAGAGCAGCATCGAACCATCCGCTGATGTACCGCTTCGTGGGTGACCTTTGATTGGGCATTCTTGCGCCTATACCATGGTGTGCTACACCTGTCCAACCAAATTTTACACTATTTTCACGCGATCGGTTCGCGGCTCGGGTTGTAGTTGTCCGAGTAGTGCGACTCGGTAACTGACGCATTGCGGTGGCGGGCCCAATCGCGCGCGACGTCCAGGCCATAAGCGCGGCGCCAGACATGGATACGATATGCTCGCAACTCGTGAGCGGTGTGACGCCTCGCCCATCCCGCGCGCCGCATCCAGGCGGCAAAATCCCGCTTCACCAGATCGTATCGCCGGGTGACTGGCAGTTCCCCCAGTATGTACCCGGCGCCGCTTGCTCCCCGGATCGCCAGCAGCTCGGCCGCCACGGGGGCGCTAATGGGGACCCACCCGGCTGTGCCCTTGGGGTCAAATCCAGGCCGCGCGCAAATGTGCATCCATGCTCTACCATCACGCGGTTCGATCCACTCCCATCGAGCCTCTGAGATCTCACGCGCGCGCATGGCCAAATGAAATGCCAGCAGCCAAATCGTGCGCATCTGCCCGGTCAGTGATTCAGCCCCCTGCAGGATCGGCCGCATTTCCTCATCGGTCGGCGGGAGATACTGGACTCGCGGAGCCGCTGTCGGGACTGTCGCGCGGAAATCCGAAAAATCCGGAACCTGCAATCCCATCCGTCGGTACGCCGCTACGAGGCAAGGTTTCAGGATGGACTTCGCAAACCGCACATTCGCGGCCACGGACCGGCGGCGACGCTTACCCTCTTCGGATTCTGGGCGCGTATCCCCGATCTGTTGCTCGGCGTACGCATCAAGGATTTCTCCCCGCAACGCATCGCATGACTGGGCCTCCGCCAGACCTGACGCCGCGAGAACGCGTCGCATGGCGGCTAGGTTGCTGGCGACTGTTTCCCGTCGTGGCATACCGATCCGCCCTGTCACGATCTCGTATGCTTTGAGGATGGCGGCGATCGTTGCCATCGGCCGCTTCACGCGGGTTGCCTGCAGGTCTTCCAATCGATTCGCTTCGATAGCTTGGATTTTCAGCTTCGCAATCTTCCGGGCCATCCCCAGGTTTTCCGTCTTGGTGCTCTCAAAAAACCGCTGGCGGCATCGCTGGATCCTGAGATACCAGATTCGACCACGTTTGATGAGATGGCTTGCCCGGCGTGCAGTACTCGTTGCGTCTTCCGGTTCGACGACCCGCAATTTCAGTGCTGCAATCTGCATCTGCTCTCCTTTTCGCTAATACGTTAGTTCCATGCGCGATTGCATGCCCTGTCGCGTCGCCCTTTCCGCAAACCATTCCTGTACCGCACCGACCAAGTCTTGCCTGGCGACTCGTTTTGTCATCTGCCGTCCCAAGTCCCTATCGTGACTTTCCCATTCTCCGGTCGTATCTGAAGGGATTAGGGTGTCCTCCATACCGGGACCCGGGTGACTGGCAATGCGCAATTTCCCAATCAAGTAGCCACTCGGGGTATGCTCGCTGACGTAAACCGCTTCGGATTTGTCTGAAAGATGTACTCCGCTATACACTTCAAGGGGGCGCAGGCCCGTTTGACCGTTCCATTCCCAACGAACTCCGATCTTTCCCAATTCGCTCAGCACCTCCTTCTGCCGCTCCACGTAAGACAAACTATCTGTCCACTGCTTGCCCTCCGCCCCATTTTGATACAACTTTTGATGTAGGTCGGCTTGCTTCATGGTGCATTACTTTGCATTTTGGTTGTCCGCTTACGGCCTACATTGTAGCAAGATTCGGGCCACTACAAAATAACGCCCGTTTTCTACAGGAGAGCCGAATTGTGGAGCATAAAGTGTACTTTTCTGCTGTTTTCCTTGCCACCGTTGCGATTGCGAAAAATCACGTTTGCAAAACCGCAAAAACACGCTTGACCCGCCGACCCCCGCCGTGCTACAGTAACGGACAACGATGAGCACAGGCTCCGCGAAATGCCATCCCGCAGGCAACCTCGGAGGTGACGCTGGCTCATACCCAGCCGGAGGCGGTTCGACTGAGGCTGACACCACTTGACAGCGCGAACGGAAGCGATGAGCTTTTCGCTTGACACGCCGCCATTTCGGAATCTATCTCGCCGCACACCGGAAGAGAACTGTTTCGAGGCGGTGTAAAGAACACCGATTATGAGCCATATTCCCAATCTGATGCCGCCATTCACGAAGGGCGATCCTCGCATCAACCGCAAAGGTCGGCTCGATGTCAAGCGCGGGCAAATCCACTACGTTGACCTGTTGCGGAAATATCTCTCGTGGACTCCGATGCACCTTCGGGATTTCCTGCAAATGGAGGAGGGGCAAGACTCAAAGGAGTACACATGGAAGCAACTGCGCCGGCGCGACGTGAAGAACATCGAGATGATGGCGGCCCGCGCCGTGCTGAATGCCATGACCGGCTCGGTGAAAGACCCGCGCCTGCTGGAAAACATGCTCGACCGCGTGTGGGGCCGTCCCGCCCAGCCCTTGCAGCACAGTGGAATAGCTCCACCCGAAAAAATTGTACTTGAGGTCATAGATGCAGTCGCCAACGACCGACATGACGATGCGGCTCTACCGGCACCAGGAGCAGTTTCGGACAAGTGACCGCATCTATCGCGGCTTTGTCGGCGGACGGTCCTCCGGGAAAACAACGGCCGGCGCGACAGACCTGGCGATCAGAGCAAGCCGGGAGCCGGGGCTGTACGGGATGTTTGCCCCGACCTACCCAATGTTGCAGGACTCGACGCTTCGGACGTTCCGAAGGGTTGCCGGGGGACTCGTGACCCAGGAGCATGCATCCAAGTCATCGCTCATCATGTCAAGCGGCTCCGAAATCATCTGCCGCTCGCTCGACGATCCAGACCGGGCCCGCGGGCCCAGCCTGCGCGGGGCGTGGATAGACGAGGCCGCCGAGGTCTCCCGCGAGGCATTCGACATCGTGATCGGTTGCCTGCGCTACGAGGGGAAGCAGGGCTGGTTGTCGGCGACGTTCACCCCGAAGGGCCGTGGGCACTGGACGTATGAGGTCTTCGCCACGGAGTCGCCCGACACCTTTCTGGTTTCGGCGTCGTCCTGGAACAACCCGTTCAACCCCGGCGAATATGCCGATACGCTAGCCCGGCACTACACGTCGCGCTTTGCGGCGCAGGAGTTGTTCGGGCACTTCATTGACATGAGCGCTGGCTACTGCGAGCGCCATTGGTTCAAGATCGTGCGGGATGCCCCACGCTTGGAGCGCGCCGGCCGCTATTGGGACATGGCCGCAACGCCGGTAACGACTGACGGCAACGACCCCGACTACACGGCCGGGGCGAAGCTGGGGCTGGCCCGCGGCGTCTGGTACATACTCGACATGCGGCGCGGCCGGCTGTCTCCCCTCGGCAACGAGCGGCTTGTGCAGGCGACGGCATCTCAGGACGGGCGCGATTGTCCGGTCTGGATGGAGGAGGAGGGCGGGTCATCCGGCAAGTCGGTCATTGACCATTACGCCCGCGACGTGCTTCTTGGATACGCCTTCCAGGGGCACAGGCCGACCGGAGATAAGGTCACGCGGGCCATGCCGCTTCTGGCGGCCGCCGAGAATGGCAACGTCTGTCTGCTGGAGGCCGAGTGGAACAAGGCGTTTCTCGATGAGGCCGAGTCATTCGGCCCCGACTGCCGGCATGACGACCAGATAGACGCTGCAGCAGGCGCTATGGAAATGCTGGCATCGGGCTACATTGACCCCAGCGTTGAACCGGAACCGGCTGCGGCCCCGGTGTCCGAGTTTGAGCGCGATGAACTGTGGAGCACTGTGCAGACCTGACAAGCGGAGGACAAACGGCGATGAACAGAATGATTCGGACGCTGATCGGCGGGCTGGGCGAACGGCTCAAACGCGTCACCTCGCAAGAGGGCTTGGCGGACTATGGCAAGGGCGACCCCCGCCAGATGTTGCTTTCCGTCCTGGGCCGCAACCCGCCCGACAAATCGCGCCAAGCCCTTCTTGAGCGATATGCCGGATGGGCCCACATCTGCGCCTCGCGTAACGGATCGGCGCTGGCCTCGATCCCGCTGAACGTCTACGCAACCCGGTCAGCCGGACAGGATCAGGCCCGCCGCGGCATGAGGCGCATCGGATTCTCGGTCAGCAAGAGCCGGAGGCGCGAACTGGCAGCCCGGTATCGCAAGGCCCAGACGGCCGATGACGTGGAGCAGTTGACCGAACACCCGATCCTCGACCTGCTCGCCGCTGCCAACCCGGTTGAGAACGGCTTTGAACTCATGGAGCGAACCAGCATATTCCTCGACTGCACGGGCGATGCCTACTGGATGCTGGCCGGGACGCCAGTGCCCACGGAACTTTACCTCCTGCCCTCGCAGTGGGTGACGGTCGTACCCGACAAAGAGCGACTCGTCAAGGGCTACGTCTACGGCAGCGATCCGCGAACCCAGGTTCGCTTTGAGCCGGAAGACGTGATGCACTTCCGAATGCCGAATCCGCTCTCGCTCTACTACGGGCTGGGCTGCATCGAGGCGGCCCTGCTGGCCGTAGACCGATACCGGGCGATGGATGAATACGAACGGGCACTCAACGAGAACATGGGCGTCCCGTCGCTGGCGATTTCGTACAAGGGCGGCAAGCTGACGGCGGAGAAGCGCAAGGAAGCCGAGCTTGCCTGGAACAACGCTCTGCGCGGCGTTCGGAAGGCCGGGCAAATCAAGGTCATGGACTACGAGTGGGACGTGAAAGAGCTTTCGACAAAGCCACGCGAGATGGGATTCTCGGATGGCCGACGCTGGACGCGCCTGGAAATAGCGGACGCCTTTGGAGTGCCGTTGGCTATGCTGGACACCGAGAACGTCAACCTCGCCAACGCCCGTTCCGCGCTCTACCAGTACATGAAGTTCACAGTGCTGCCGCGACTGCGGCGCATTGAGCAGGTCATCAACGAGCGGCTGGTGCCGCTCTATAAGGAGCCGCGCCTGTTTGTGGCGTTCGACAATCCGGTGCCATCCGAGGAGGAGCTTGAGGCCAAACTGAACGAAACCTACCTGCGAACCCAGGTCTACACGGTCAACGAGGTCCGGGGACGCATGGGCCTGGACCCGGTAGAGTGGGGCGACGAGCCGTTGAGTCCGACGCCCTCCGCATTCTCGGTCGGTGGGGCATCCGACATGGATTCCGAAGACGATGAGAAACGGGCCAAGGCTTCAAAGCAGGTCGCCATCGGCCACGTTCCGCCGCTTACGGCCCGCCAGCGCAAACTGCGGGACGCCCTCCGCGACGTGTTCCAGCGCCAGCGCGACGCCGTCCTGGCCGGCATGAAGTCGCAACGCAAGGCCGGAATTGATTGGGACGCTGACACATGGAACGCGGCGATAGATCAGTTGACGCGCCCCCTGATTGCTGACGAGATGAAGACCGGGGCGCGGCGGGCAGCCAGCCAGTTGTCGGCACGCCGGATTGATTTCGGGCTTGCAGAGTACGTCAGTGGCGAAGTCTTCGCCAATCACGCCCGCACGCAAACGCTCAAGTTCGCCGTGGCGGTCAATCGCCAGACCGAGCGCGACCTGCGCCGGGCATTGGCGGAAGCGATGGACGCCGGCGAAACGCTGTCAGAACTTCAAGTCCGCGTCTCCGACATCTTCAAGGGATACGAGGACTACCGGGCCGAGCGCATCGCTCGCACCGAAAGCGCACGGGCAACCACGGGCGGGGCGCTGGACGCCTACAAGGAAAGCGGTGTTGTGGAGGCGACACAGTGGAACGCGTCACCGGACGCCTGCCAGTTCTGCTTGGCGATGGATGGCAAGGCGGTAAAGCTCGGCGAGGTCTACGCTCCGCTCGACAGTTCCCTGGAGGTGGACGGCCAGACCATGAGCTTCGACTATGCGGAAGTTGACGCGCCGCCCCTACACCCGAACTGCGTCACGGCGGAAACGCCCGTCCTTGCCCCTGGCAAAATTGCCGGAATTATCGCCGCCTATCGCGGCCCGATAGTCGAGATTGGTTTTGCCGATGGACGTTGGTTGTCCGTCACCCCGAATCACATGCTCTTGACCCCGCATGGCTTCACCCCGGCGCAATTTCTCGCAGAGGGTGACGATGTATTGGGCTGCGCCGACTTCCAGCGGGTAGTCTTTCGTAACCCACACGATGACCGGCTGCCAGCCCGCATTGATGAGGTAGTCAAGTCGCTTTCGGAAACGCCTGGCATGAGCACCATGCGTGTGCCAGTGGCCGCCGAATATCTCCACGGCGACGCGCAAGGATGCGGTCCACATGCCTACATCAACGTTATATGGCCCAATCGCCCTCCCACAGGCGACGTTCACATGCCGATGGCCCATAAGTTGAGAAGCGATCATCTGTTCAGCACGCCTATCACCAGCGGATATTCCGATTCCGCGACATTCTCGACTCAAGGCTCGCTTGCACAATTCCTCCATGCTGCGGCGCTTGCCTCTGACTGCACGATGGGCCGCCGCCGAGAGGCGTTGGCGTTCGCGGGCGCTCGTTTGCGACATCCTGAGCGTCATGGCTTCGCTCCGATTCCTCGGAGTCACATCCAACATGCGAA